GTGCAGTATGATGACAAGTCGGTTGTACCGAATACAACTGACGCGTTTGTTAATACGATGCGTGCCATATTATGAGGTTGCCTTTGTGATAGCACCTGAGATTGGCCAGGTGACGGATGCGGTCGCTAACTCTCCCACGCCGCCTGAAAGCGGTTGCCACTCGGAAACCACCGCAGTGAAGGTGTACGAAGGCGATGTAGCACTTGTTGTTGAAGTAGGTGACACAACGACGCTCGTTGTATTCCCAAGCAGAGGATAGATTGTCGCTTCAACAAGTGAAGTTCCATAATCCTGGGCGAATTCAAGCGAAACGGAATTGTCTTGCAATCCTGCGACGCGAGTCTTGGCAGCAGTTGAAGAAAAAGCAGTAGTTTCAACAACGTCTGTGGTGGTATTAAGTGTCACGCTTGTGCAATAATTGCTTAAGTTGACACCATTGATTGTTATCTTTGCGTCTGTTAAGACTATACGGGCCATTTATTTTGTTTCCTCTACTGTTGCTGGTTTGATTGTTGCATTGCTCTTGAGGTGGTTGCCAGCAACGAGTGCTTCAGCATCCAGCCCAAGTTCAAGCAATTCTTTTTCGGTGATTGACTCACCCTTTTCTTTTGCCTCGAAGTTGTCCGAGATGATTGTGTATAGCATATTAGTCTCCTTGACCCCATACGGTTAGTCGGTAGCGATAAGAAAGGTAATCGATGTCGCCCACTTGGTAGGTGCCAGACTCTGCAGAAGTGATTCGCAACGTGTCGCAAGCGCCACCAAGTGTGCGGTCAGATTCGATGGCCGCCTTGATTGAGCTGTCACCTGAACCTGCTAGGTACTTGTCTAGCTTGTCCTGTCCAGTACGCTCTGAGAAGCGCTGCACGATAACGAACACATCAAGATTTGCTTGGTCTAAACCGCGAGCGTTGTTCAAGTCGAATGTAAAATCGAGCTGGCCTACCACTACACACGGTGGCACGATGACATCTGGAACTTGGTCGTAGGTGCGCAAACCGTCGATAGACGAAAGGTTCTTTTTGATGCCTTCACGAACGTCAGAGATAATCACGCGACAAGCCCGTTCATCTTGCGAAATGGGCGAATCAAAGCCTCAACGTCTGGGTCAAGGCGAGATGAAAGGCGAACTGTGCCAAGGTCTGGCGTGCCCGCGATACCGAATGGAGATTGGCGGCGGATGAAGAGACGAGAAGCCTGAAGTTTGGCGGCCATTTGGATTTCGGCTGGAACAGACGGCCAACCCCACACAGCGGTCACTTTGACAGACTGCGGCAGGTTATATGGGAAAATGTAAGAGCCGATTGCTAGAAAGCGAGAATACGGCCAGCCACGGCGTGGGTTGTTGATTGGCTCGAGCATGTAATCGCCAGCAGCCCAAATCGTGGTGTACAGCTGGTCGAAATTGTCGTCGGTTGCAAGCTGTGTAAAAGAAACAAAATCGTCAACGTTGCAAGTATACCAGTCTTGAGCGGTATAATAACGCACGACAGGCGCAGCTGTGGTGCCGTCCCTATAGAAGAATCGGCCAGTATAATCATCAATCATGCGACTGGAGGTCAAAATAGCAGCCTCGAGCGCAGTGTCGTCTGTGGTATCCTCGATAGCGAGGCTCGTCTTTAGGTCAGACAGTGTGCAGTATGCGTTTGTTAGAGCCACGCTTGGTCCTTTTCTCTAGCTGTTCTCGTTGAGTTGCCAAGCTATGTGGTGTTTCTCGTCGAGCCAGTAACTCTTTTGGTGCGGCAGGATAGCCGCGGTGTTCACGTAGATTGGAAAGCCAAGCTGGCGAACCCTGCGGCTGAATAGCAAATCTTCACTAATCCACTCGCCGTTAAGCGGACCGTCCCAAAACCAGCACCAGTTTGGGCCTTGGTGTGGGTCTGCGGTTTCTCGCATCTTTTCGAGAACGCTTCTGTGGATTAGAATGCAGCCAGTTCCACAAGCATCTATCTCGAAAACGGCGTTGCGGTCGTACTTAAATAATGGCAGAAACCCCTCGGGGGTGTCTTGAAAAATCGCGGGGACTGGCTTTGGGTAGATGCCTTCGTCTTTGAATGCTGCGAATACTAAACCCGCAACCACGGGGCGCTCTAAATGATGCGCGGTGTTTATCAACTGGTCAAATGCTGCAACTGACAGCTGTTCATCAGAGTCTATTAACAACAGCCAATCAGAGTCTGTGCTGTCCAAGAAAGTCTTGACCACCCTGTTGCGCAACTTGCTGAGAAGCCCATTACCTTTGACGCGAACAAACGGACCGAGCTTTGCGCTTCTGACCTGTGCAAGTTGAATGAGCTTGAAGGCGAACTCGCCATTTACGGTGCCTGGGTCACAGACGCCGATTGATACTTTGTGTGCAGTTTTCATTTGTCTCCCCCGAGAGGTGCAGTGCAGATGAGTCGGGGGAGTCTCACCTGCACTGCACTTGTACTAGATTCTTTCAGATTAGAAAGAAGGTGCTACCAAACCAGTGCCCGAAATAATCGAGGCAGCTGCTGGGTAACGTCCCGCTGTAAATGCGCTAAATCCGTAAACGACAGTCTTGATTGTCAAGCTGCCTGGAGATGTTGCATCGAAGCGAAGTGAGAACGGTGAACCTGGTTGTTCCCAAAGGTGCATTTCACGAGCATCGACCAAGTAGATTTCGTCCTGGTTTGTTGCTGCGCCGTAGGTTGTGCCCACGTTTGCATCTGTGATGATTGGCAGGCCAAGTAGCTGGTAGCCAGAGTTTGCGTATTGTGCAACTCCCGCACCAGTTGCAACTGCGTTCATTACGCCGTTAGCTGTTGGTACTACTACTGGACGACCTGCAGTGTCTGTTGCGGCCAAAAGGAACGCAAGGCGACGTGGATGCATAATCCAGTGAGTTGGTGTTGTGAAGACGTTGCTCTGTACCTGCTGCAAAGCGTCTGCTAGCTTTGGGTACAAGAGTGCGACTGTTGGTGTTGTCGCTGTGAATGTGATAGCGTTACCACTTGAGTTGCGGATACCGAGCATCTGGCCGTTTGAGCCAGAACCGTTCAGAACCTGTGCATCGAGTGTTGTGTGCCATGAACGAATGAGGTCTGCAACGACAAATGAGTCGATGCCTGTACCGCGCTCGATGGCCTGGCGACTTAGGTCCTGCTGTCCTGCGATTGTACGCACGTTAACAGTTAGTAGTGTGTCGTCAGCGTCAGTTTCAGAAACTGCTGTGTTCTGTGTTTCCTGAACTGCAGTCGAAGTACCTGTGGTCATACGGGATATTTCAAGTGTCATACCACTTGGCGGAAGCGCCATCTTGTTTGTGGCGAAGTCCGCTGTTGGGCGTCCTGCGCGAGCAAGAGGAGCAGCTAGCTCTGTGAGATATTGAGGTACTACGAGACCAACGAAGTTTGAAGTACCGCCGTCACGACGCTCGACTGATTCTTCCTTCATGTGGCGAGCAAGACGCTCATTCGCAGAGTAATCGTTGCGGAACTGAGCATTGAACGCGTCCTTGATGAACGAGTTCTCAGATTCTGCTGTGTATGTGCGTGCTTCTGAGATGACGCGAGCGCCACCAACTGATGCAGGTGTTGCAACTGGTGCAACTGATGCACGTGCTTCTGCAGCTCTGTTGTCTGCATCTGCTTGTGTCTTTAGCTTTTCGATTTTTGAATCAAGTGAACGTGACTCTTCTACAAGAGCGTCAACCTTCTCGGTCTCCTCTACAGTAAGGTCGGTGCGGTTCTCTTCTGCTACTGCTTCGAGAACTGCGTCCATTTCTGCCTTAACTGCATCACGGCGCTCGATTACTTTGTCAAGAAATGACATTGCATGGCTCCTTATGAGTTTGGATTCGAGGTGGTGGCGATTGGGCTCACGGCGCTTGAAGGGTGTGAGAGTCGCTCCGACTTCGGTATCTGGTGGCGATTTGCCAGCAGAATGTTATTTTGTGCTGTTTATGATAGCCTTGGCTAGACGAAGTGAGATTGAACGTGGCTGTGCGGCTTTGTCCTCTTCTTCATCCATCGTGGCTACGTCTTCCATCGGCGCCTCTTGTGCGCCCATCAATGCGGCCATCATCTCGACAGCTTCCATGACGTATTCATGTCCTTCAGACATCTTCTCAAAGACGGTCTGCAAAACGATTAGTGATTCGCCTGAGACCTCGCGGCCTTCTTTTACGGCTTGAATCGCATTTGCGAGGTGCTCCCGTGCTTCGACTGTGGTAGTCGGATAAGCTGGGTAGGTGACGACCGAAACATCGCCGTCGGCCAATGACACCTCAGTGAGTGTGCGCTCTGTGCGGTCTGCACTCCACTTTTGGCGAATGACACGAAACGCGAAGCTCATCTGGTCAACGTCGCCGCGTTGGATTAGAGTCCACAAATCGCGGGCTTCTGTAGTATCTGGCAAGTCCGCGTCAAAACGCAAACCGACCTCGTCCTCTGATAGAGTCAGTGTGCCATTCTTGGTTCTTGCCAAAGGCAATCCTTCATGGTTGATTAAGAGCCTCACGTCTGGTGTCTCGCTGAGGGTTTTGCGAAATGCGCCAGGAGCGATGCGCTCGCTGAATGGAAGCGGCACGCTTGCGTCGTTAAAAACTGCAGCGTATCCAGACAGACGCATTGCGCCGTCCTCTGCCTCACGTGTTTCGATGTTGCGCACTGTAAAAGTGCGACGCTCGATTTCTTTCATCTTGCTCCTGTCTTCCCCCACGGAATCGCGCAGAACTTCGCCGCCTGGCTCTAAGTCCTCTGAGATGGACACTGCAACCATTTGGTCAATAGCATCTTGCTTGGTGTCGTGGCAACCTACTGTGGTGTAGCTGCCGTCTGACTCTTGCTTAACTGTGGCCCAGCCTGAACAGTCGCCTTGCTGGTCGGAAATGTAGTATGGCATTAATTAACCTCATAAACGGACGATGGATTTTCAGGGTCAATCGTTGAGACTTGCTGCAATTGACCTGTTGGAACTCCAGTGTGACCCATTGGCGGCAGGCCAACGGCCTCGAGGACCGCCTTTGGCTCGAATCCGACTTGAATCAAGTTGGTAGCGATTTCTGCCCTTAGCTTCATACCGACCTCTTTTGCGTCTGTCAAGTCGATGTTCTGCAGTGGAACTCTGTATTGGTCGCCGTCTGCGACTGGTGCCATGTCCTCTGATGCGTGGACGTCGTTTACTGACAAAAAGCCCTCATTCAGACCCTTGGTGTAAGCCTCATAACGCTCAAGTGTTGTACCACGAAGCAATGCATCAAGATTGAACTTGATGAAACCATCAGGCTCTGGCAACAATGGTGAGAGTGCTTGCTCGATACGCTCCAAAAGCGGACGCAGCGAGTGTTGCACGAAGGATAAGTTCTGGGCCTCAACGGAAGCAAAGGACATTGCTCCAGCCACAGGGTGGCCAAGCAGCGAAATCGGGACTCGGAACAAACGAGCGATTTCTTCGACTCCAAAACGGCGAACTTCGAGAAGTTGTGCATCCGCGGCGTTTAGTGTTAATGGCTTGAATGAAGCGCCACCAGTTAAAACACCGAGTTTGCCCGCACGGTAAGGGCCAGTGTGTGAAAGATTCCAGTTGCGTGCGATGTCTGTGATTTGCTCTTCAGTCAATTCGCCTGGCGATTCGATAACGCCGCCTGGGTTGGCTGCGTTACCAAAGTAAGATGCTGCGTACACTTCTGCCGCCATCGCGGAGCCCAAAGTGATGCGGGCTGCACCGATTGGACCGAGCCCAAGCAGCTGGCCTGGAAGTCTAAACAACGGAATGTGAAGCATCTCGCGCTTGGTGAGAACCATCGTCTTTGTGGCGCCCTCTGCAGATTGCAGCCCGTCGTACAAGCTGTTCTGACTGTTGGTGCCGATTGTCACTTCGTAGTAGATTTCTGCATCTGCACTTGGGCGGCGGATGCGCACATTTTGTGGGTTAATACAATAAAGTTCCATAACATCGCCCAGCTCGTCGCGGACGGTCAAAATGAAAGCGTTGCCATGAAGGTTCAGTGAAGTTATGATTTGCTCGTAGAACTCTAAGCGCGTGGTGTCTGGATTCGGGCGGCTTACCCAGTCTGGCTGCGAGCCGTAGACCGCAGCGTACGAAATGCGCTGGCGTCCTCTCCGCACGTAGGCAGAAAGGGGCAAGGACCCAATTGTATCACCCAAAAGGCGCACGCACGCATAAACGGTGGACATGCGTATGGCCGTGTCGGCATTTACATCAACTCCAGCTGGAGATGAGTATGCAGGGCGGCCTGGCACTAGCGGTTCAACGAATTGATTTTGTGCTCGTTGTTCGCTGGCCTTGCGCAGTCTGTTCGATAAGCTCATTTAGTGGCCTTTTCTGTCTCGAGTTGGTACCAGCCGTCGTCCCAAAGGGTAAGCAGCCTTTCAAAGTATTCTTCGTACATTTTCCCGACAGTGGCGAGAGAGTATTTCTCGATTGCTTGCTGTCTAATCGCTGCACGGTCGAGTGACTTGACGTCCTCGGCTGCACGAACGAAATCTGCTAGTGTGCGGCATCTGTAGCCAGTCACTCCGTTTATGTTTGTTTCTACGAATGCGCCCCAGTCGGTAGTGATTGTTGGAGTGCCGCAAGTCTGAGCTTCGACCGCGATGTTGCCGAATGGTTCGATGTAAAGAGTGGGTGCGAACAGCGCAATCGCGCCGCCCATAAGCTCAGCTCTTTGCTCTGGCCCGACGTTGCCGATGAATTCACCATATCCTGTGCCTTCGCCAGGACCCGCGAGAATAAGACGCTTGCCGAGACGCTCACAGACTTCTTGAGCGATTCTGTAGCCTTTTCGGTCGATGATGCGCCCGATGTAAAAGTAGTAGTCTCCGTCGCCGTTGCCTGCTGGAAACATCTCAGGCTCAAGATATCCAGGTATTACAGCATCAAAGAAATTGCCGTCTGTCGTTGTTGGGTTCTTCCAACCTGCGTAGATTGAGTGCATCCACGCATAAGATTCGAAAACGCGATACTTGGCAAATGTGCCGCCGTACCCCACTCCAAACTCGACTGTCGTGTGTTGCGGGAAAGCGTCTGCGATTGGCTTGTGTGCAGTGCCACCGATTACACAAATGAAGTCTTGCGGCTCTAAACGCTCGCGCATTTTGTTGATAACCGTTGCATTAAACACTTGCCAGTGTGGCAAGTTGGTGTCAAATGAAGTCGTGGTGTAGTGGCTCTTACCAACAGCCGCAGACCGCAGGTCCTCGCTGATGCAAACCACGTGCTCGCTTACTGGCGCTTCGTTTTTTTCGCCAGCGTAGAGAATGACTTCATGCCCAAGGTCTGTCATCATAATACAGAAGCGGCGCACCTTCTCTGTGAAAGCGCACGTTGCGAACTCTTTTGTCACCTGTGTGTGTGGCAGTGCCACAATATGAAAACGCAATTGATTCCCCCGAATCTTTATTTATTCTGTTGGCTCTACCTGTTCAACTTCAGCTTCAACTGGCACCTGATAAACAGGCTCGGCAATTGTTTCAATCTCTGTCTGATTTATTTCTACATACTCGCCCTGACCGCAGACATTACACTGGGTCACGATTGGAGCAGTATCTGCGTTGCGTGTTTCCATATAAAGATGAGCGCAACAAGTTGAGTTGTATTCGTATCTGATAGCCATTTTTACTCCTTAGTAGTAAAGATAAACAACGCCATCGCCGCCTGAGCCAGCGGTTCCACCATAAACGCCAGCGCCACCGCCGCCACCACCTGAACCACCATTGCCACCGTTCAAACCTGAAGCATTGGCACCTGCGCCTGTGTAACCTGCGCCACCGCCTGCGCCACCGCCTGTAGGTGTTGGCAAAGTTCCAGTTGTTCCAGTTCCACCTGCATACAAATCGCCAGTACCACCAGCACCGCCAGTTATGTTTCCAGTT